GGCCAGGATCAAGCTCAATGATGTAGCCGAGGAAGTTTTCGAGCATCGAACTCTTGCCCGACTGCGCCGCCCACATCATCACGACCGTTTCGTAAGGACTCGCGGGCCCCATGGCGTCCATCACGGCGCGCTGATACGGGGCGCGATCTGTCCGCCACTCACCCTTCTCCGCGGCGGACTCCGACGACAACCGCCGGTTCTGATCGGCCCACTGGGAAACCGTCAGGTCCGGCGGCGGCAACAGCACATCGGCCGCCAGGATCTGGATCTCGTCAACGCGCATGCTGGACGGCGCTCCGCGTATCGTTGAGCAGGACGCGCACCTCCCGCATCAGCACTTCCCACACTTGGCGTTCATCGGTGAGCGGCGCGATCTCCGGTGCAACGCGGTTCGGCCACGCCATTGCGGTCTCCTTGACCGCCACGAAGATCGCTTCGATTCGCTGGCGGAACAGGTCCGTCTCCATCAGCTTGCCCATGCGCTGGTCGTACTCCATCTTGCGGAGCCGGGCCTTGAAGACCATGTCGGCGGTCCTGGCCTGGGCAAACGTCGTGCCCGTGGGCGTACTGTCGGCCGGCGAGGCGGCCACGCGCTCGGAAACCGGCTCGGGCCGGTCATCGAGCACGGCGTCCGATGCGGCAACGTCCACCTTGCCGCCGCGCATCACCAGCACGCCGGCCTTGGCCAGGCGGCTGATGTACTGGCGGCTCTTGGCGCGGTGCCGCGCGTATTCGGCCTGGGTCATGAGCCTGTCCGACATTGATGGCCCTATCTGTTTGAAACGTCGCGAGATTCAGTTGTTCGATTCTGCTTGCTTCGACCGCGCCCCCGAGCGATGAATGGAGTCGCCATGAGGAACACCAAAGCGCAGACCACGACACAAACCGCCGCTCACCTGTACGCCGAGCGGTACGCGGAAGCTCAGGACTTGCTGAAGCGCATCGCCGCGCGCCTGGCCGAGCACAAGGAGCGACAGGCCGCGCGAAGCGCCGACTGGGGCTACGCCGGCGACCTCGGCCGCATCACCGAGCACCTCGCTTACGTGCTCGCCGACCTGGGCGACACGAGCGCGGTCCGTGCCAAGGGCCTCGAGTACTGAACCACCAGGAGACGAACCATGAACGCACAACCCTACATCGAGTGCTCGCTTTGCGATGAGGCGAAGCCGATCCACCGCGAGCTTGTGTTGACCAACCGCGACGGGCTGCTGCTCGACCAAGCCCGCTTCTGCCGCGACTGCTGGAACGACATCCGGCAGTCGGTCGAGGACGCAAGCGGTCTCATCGACCGCCGCCAGGAGGACTGACGCCATGACCCGCGAAGAACTGATCATTTGGGCCACCCGCAACGGCTGGAAGCTCGACCGCTGGGGCCACCTCAAAAAGGAATTCTCGAACGGCACGCACCGCCTGAAACTCAGCCGCATCGCCGCCCGGCATGAGCTCGCAACTCCGTTCGGGTGGGCGAGGGTAGCCAGCGGCTACTACAAGAATCTGCGCATCACCGCCGACGATCAACTCGCCGGCATGACCCGATAGAAAGGACAACCACCATGACGACGTTTGCCATCGACAACGACAACACCATCACCGCCTACCTCGCCGGGGAGGCGGTCCCCGAAGGCCAGGCGCACTTCGCGAGCGAGAAGGAACTGGCCAAGCTCGCCACCCACTGGCCCGCCGAGCGGCTGGTCGAGATCTGGAACAGCTTCGCCGGTGTGCCGCCCTTCGGCGACCTGAAGCCGGTGAAGAAGTTCACCGACCGCAAGACCGCCGTTGCGCGGATCTGGCGCGCCATCCAGGCCCTGATGCCCGCCCCTGCGCCCCAGGCGGCCGCCCGTCCATCCAGCAACGACGCGCCGAAAAAGGCCAAGACGACCAAGGAGGCCCAGCCCGAAGGCAACGCCGCCGGGCCCAAGGAGGCGCGCGAGGGCAGCAAGAAGGCCATCGTGCTCGAACTGCTGCGCCGGCCCGAAGGCGCCACGCTCGCCGACATCCAGTCCGCCACCGGCTGGATGGCACATTCGGTGCGCGGCTTCCTCTCCGGCGCGCTCGGCAAGAAGATGGGTCTTGCGGTCGAATCGTTCAAGACGCCCGAAGGCGCCAGGGCGTATCGCATCACACCGCAATAGCGCCATCACCATCCCTCCGCCGCCAGCCTCAGTCGCTGGCGGCTTCTCTCTTCTGCCGCATCATCCCCTCGATTCGTTCCTCCAGCAGCGCGTTGTGCAGCTCGCATTCGGCCCGCCTGACGTACAGACCATTGAGGCGCAAAATGATGCGGCTCTCGAGTTCAGCCAACTCCTTCCGCACCTCGGCCAGCAACGCCCGATTCTGGAGACTGACGTAGGTCGCGATGAGCCCAGAGACCAGCCCGATGGCGGGCACGATGGCCGTCAAGATCCGCTCATCCATTCCTCACGCTCCCGCTGCAAGATCCGCAACTCCTGCGCCCAGTCTTGCAGCGCCAGGCACAAGCCGGCGACGTCCGGATGTCCGGCAAGGATCTGCCGTTCGATCTCCGCAATCTCCTGGCGGCATCGTTCGATCTCACGCTCGATCCTGGATTCGCTCGCCACGGATTTCATTGAAGCTGCGCCCATCGCCTTCCAGCGTCGCTGCCTTTCCGGCGTATTCCTGCCAGCGGCGGATGATCACATCACAGTAGGGCGGGTCGATCTCCATCAGGCGCGCCCGGCGCCCGAGCTTCTCACAGGCGATCAGCGTCGAGCCCGAACCACCGAATAGATCCAGCACCGTCTCGCCCGCTTTCGAGGAATACGTCAGGGCGCGCACGGCCAGTTCCACCGGCTTCTCGGTCAGATGGACCATGGCGTTCGGACTGACCTTTTTCACGCTCCACACATCCGTCGCGTTCGTGATCTCCGGGTTGAACCAGTGAGCGGCGCCTTCACGCCAGCCATAGAAACACCACTCGTGATTGCCCATGAAGTCCTTGCGGGTGAGCACCGGATGTTCCTTAACCCAGATGATGGCCTGCGAAAAGTAGAGCCCGCATTCGGCCAGCGCCGGCGGGTAGTTCGCGCAGTTGGCGTAGCCGCCCCACAGATAGAAGCTGCCACCCGGCTTGAGCACCTCAGCCAGGTTGGAAAACCACTTACGGAGAAGGACATCGTAATCGCCATCCTTCATGAAATCGTTGGCGAGCGCGCGGTCCTTCGGCCGCATCTTCTTCGTGGTGGCCTTGGCCTTGGATGCGCCCCGGTGAACGTCGAAGCTCTGATGGTGTTGCAAGCCCGCAAAGGAGGAAAGCCCGGCGGCGATGGCGTTGTTCGAGCGCGGCTCGACGCGCACATTATAGGGAGGGTCGGTGTTGACCAGGTCGACCGGCGCGCCTTCCACAAGGCGCTTCACATCTTCGCTGTTCGCCGAGTCACCGCATAGTAACCGGTGGTTGCCCAGGATCCATAAATCCCCGCGGCGAGTGACAGGCTCCTCGAGCGGCTCAGGGACAGCATCTTCCTCCGTGAGACCTTCCAGCGGCGCGTCGGGCTCCTGGGTCAACCAGGCGTTGATCTCCTCATCGGAGAACCCAAGCAGGTCCAGGTTAAACTCGTCCTGCCGCAGATCGACGAGCAAGCCGCGCAGCAGCTCTTCATCCCATCCCGTGCCTGCCAGGGCAAGCTGGTTGTCGGCGATCACCAGGGCCCGCCGCTGCGCGTCGGTCAAGTGATCAATTACGATCACCGGAACTTCGCTCAGGCCCAGTTTCCGCGCCGCTTGCAGGCGCGCATGGCCCGCGATAACCACCCCGTCGCTGCCGGCAAGGATCGGATTTGTCCAGCCGAACTCCACGATCGAGGCCGCAATCTGGGCAACCTGCTCCTCGGTATGCGTGCGTGGATTGCGGGCGAAGGGAACCAGCCGGTCGACGGGCCAGCGCTCGATCTGGATATCCGTCTTCACTTTTTGATGTAGGGTGCTTGCGCGGGTGTGCCGTCGGGATTGGCGAAGTGGGCGAGCACGGCGGTTATACCCTGCACCGCCGACAGCCCCACCATGGCCCAGAACTTGCCGCGCCCAGGCAGCAGGTCGATGGTGGCGTTCAAGCCCTGCGCGGCCAGCGCCAGCATCTGAATCGCAACGTTGACGGAGAACTTCATCTTCGATAGCTCCTGGAATTGCTTGACGAGCGGCCGCAGCCGCCACCAGATCCGCAGTTCGCGAATCATCGGATTTCACAAAGCGGGGCGGCGCCGCGGAGGAGTGCGGAGCCGCCCCTTCACTTGCCCGGAGGAGAAAGACTACTTGCTCTTGCCGAGCGCGTCGGCCACCGCGGCGGCGACCACCGCGCCGATGGCCTTGAGCGAGACATCGTCGATCGCCACCGCCCGCGCGGTCAGCGTGTCGCCCGCGCCCTGCTGCACGGGATTCCACTGGCCGTCGATGGCGATGTCGCCATGGCGCACGGCCTGCTTCGACACCAGATTGGCCGTCTCGACCGCGTTCTGGAGCGCCTGCGAGGCAATCTGGTTCAGCCGCGTCTGCTCGACGAGCGCCTGGCGCGCGGCCTGGATGTCCAGGTCCTGGTAGACGTCGTAGGTCCGCTTGATGTTGGCGAACGTCACGCGCTGGTTCTCGCTGTGGGCGGCCCCGGCCGTGGCGCTCGTGTTCTTGAACGATTCGTCCGTCCCGGTCTCGAACTCGCGTTCGGCCTGGTTCGGCGTGGCAACTTCAGGCATGGTTGTTTGTTCTCCCTTCGAAGGTTGGTTTCGAATCACAAGGGTTTTGCCCGCCATGTGTGAGCGGGGCGAGATCTCAGGGCCTGTCAACCACGGCGAGCGGGTCGGGTGACAGCGCAACGCGTTCCGTACCATCCACTTGCATCACGCCGTGTCAACCCGTGTCAGCCGAGTTTTTGATCTTGGGGCTAGCCGCAACGTGCCATCGTCCTACCCGCCGCCGCGCCGCCCATGAAGGACCCAGGATTGCCTCGCATCTTCGGAATTTCCGAAGATGGCTCACCGCTCGACCAGGCAGCCGGTCACCACCTGCAAGAAGAGGGGCCGCACCTCCTCGGGCGCGTAGTTCGTGCCCCAACGGTCGCCACCCAGCCGCTTCAAGTCCCAGCAAAGCCCGTGCTCGAGGTGGTCCTGGAAGCTGTACCGCGTGCCCAGGTAAGCCGTCCGCGGCAGCGGCGCCTCGCCGGGACGGGCGAAAAGGATCGCCCGGTTGATGTGCCCCTTTCGGTGCCGCACGATGCGCGCGACGAGCCCCGCGGCTTGAAGCCGGGCCAGGCCACGTTCGGTGACGTGGTCGTACAGGCGCCCATCGGCGCGGTAGACAGGGATGCTGGCATTCATGCGGGAAGGCACACAACGAGCACGGAGCCTGCGGGAAGGAGATTCACGAGCGTCCCGGCGCTCGTCGTCATTTGCCGGATGGATTCCCTCAGGCGGCGTCCGCTGTGCGGCCGGCCGGGCGAGCCGGGCTTCCGTGTACTATATACTCGCGCGGGCGCGGATCTGTCTCACAAATGAGAAAACTTATTTCTGCCGCCGGATCCAGGGCTGTTCGACATCCGGGTTGTAGAACCGCTGGCGCACGCCGCTCGACAGGATGATCTCGATGGATTGACGTGTGACCTCTCCGATCCGGTCGGTGGCACGGAGCAGGCCCGCCAGGCCACAGGCTTTCCCAAACAGCGCACGTGCGGGGCCGCCCGCTCCGTAGAGACTCTCGTGGGTCCAGCCCAGTGATCGCGCCTGATCGCGGATCGCATCCACCATGGCTACGATTTCCGCTGTGGAACTCTCAGCGGCGCGCGCCACACGAACCGGCCGACCGGGTTCCGCGACGGGCGGCGCATAGTTGCGCGCGTCGAAATTGCGGACGGCCTCGCGTAGCGCGTCCTCCCCGAAGTGAGCCATCGCCCACTCATGCACGGCGTTGAACTTCCCGCGCAGTTCCTCGAACTCCTCCTCGCCGAGCCGACCCGCCTGCGCGGCGAGTTTCGCCAGGTTCATTCGCGAGCGCAGCCAGGCGTAGTATTCCGGGTCCAGCCGCCGGTAGGCCGCGTCATCGATCTGGACATCGCGGGCGAAGATCTCGGGCTGGCCGGTGGTCCAAGTGTCGAGGCTGGTCGAGACAAACAGGGCGGTCCACGGCGAGACGTGGACCAGGTCCATGGCCGCGACGGAGATGTCGTCCCTGGAAACTGTTGATACGAAATAGCTTGCTCGTTTAGGTCCACCGGGTCCACGGGGACCATGGGTGTTCTCACTCTTTCCATAAAAATTCTCTTTTCTCTCTCTTCTCATGTGTGTGATCAATTCGTCCTCAAAAGAAAGACAAAGACGTGGACCTCGTGGACCTCGTGGACAAACCGCTACACTTCAATGAGTTGCAGCCATGGAGACTCATGGACCCGGACGTGGACCGGGCTCAGGACGTGGACCTGCTCATTGCAGGCGGCGATACCGCCATTCACGACGCTCGCCGTATCTGGCCTTGTACATCCTCCACCCGTTCGCCCTCAAACACCGCGCCACGCGGTTGCGATCCATCTGCGTCCACATCTCGGTCTTCTTCTCGATGCAGTGCGTGAGGATCTCCGGGATCGACACCGAATCCCGCCCCTCGACCCAATTGAGGATCAGCTCGTCCCACGGATCGCCCTCGTAGCGCTCGGCCTGTTCTTCGGCCGCCTCACGGTTGAGCTCGACCGAATCGAGCCACCACGGCTTGCCCTCGAAGTAGAGGTAGACGGCCTCGGCCCACAGTTGGTCGCGGACGAGGGCGAGGCCGTCGGTGTCGATCACCGCCGCCCGGCACTCGACCGGCCAGAAACGCCGCCCGCCGGTTTCATCCCTCAGATACGTGCCGTGATTCACGCTGCCGGCGAAGACGCACTGGCGGGGAGAGGTGATCAGGCGCTTGCCGTAGGGCGGCCGGAAGCGGTCGACGGCCCGGCTCATGAAGGCCTTGATCCGGCCGATCTCGGAGCGGGACATCGAATCCAGTTCGGCGATCTCGATCACCCACACGCCGCGCGTCTGGAGTGCGGCGTCTTTCGAACCGAGGTCGGCGATCTCGTCGGTGAACCACGGCTCGGCCAGGATGCGCAGGGCGGTCGACTTGCGGATGCCCTGTTCACCTTCCAGGATCAGGCAGCAGTCGGCCTTCGAGCCGGGCTCGAACATGCGCGCCACGGCCGAGATCAGCCAACGAGAGCCGACCGCCGCTGCATAAGGCGAAGGATCGACGCCGAGGTAGTCGGACAGCCACGACTCCAGGCGCGGGGCGCCATCCCAAGTGATGCTCTTGAGATACTCCCGGACTGGATGGATGCCGCACTCCCGGGCCACGGCTTCGATCGCCTGGCCGGTGACGTCGACCGGCACGAAGATGCCCTGGTGGTGGAGCCACTCGGTGGCGAGCACGTCGTGGTTCGGGGTCCATTCCTCGTGGACGCCCGCGCCGGGTTTCATCCAGGGCGCGGGCTTGCGCAGCACGGTGCAGTTGGCGAACTCGTTGTAGGCCAGAGCGCCGTTCCATTCGGGCGCGCCGCGCAGCGCGGTGATCGCGTTGGCGAGCACGGGTTTGATTGTGCCGTTGAGGTTCAGCAGAAGATCGTTGCGCCACGACGCCGCGCCGCAATTGTCGTCCCGCAGTGGCTGCGCGCCAGCACGCCTGCCCTTGCTTCCCGCCCTCGAGTCGATCCGCACGACCTTCATCTGTTGCCGCAAGGCCGAGATGGGCAGACGCTCCTTGCCGCACTTCTCTTGAATGAGCTTCAGGTAGCGCGGCTGCTCGATTGGGTCGAGTTGATGCACCTCGGCGAGGATCGGGTCGAGAGATCGCGCCAGGTCTTGTGCGCCGGGCTGCAGCTTGGCGATCGCCATCTCGAGCGGCGTCTGCGCGGCGGCGAGAATGGCCTCGAAGTCCTGGGCCGTCTTGCCCGAAGCGAAGAACTCGTTGACGTCGATCTTGGCGTCGGCCCGGAGCGCTTCCACTTCCGGGCAATTGCTCGGAAGTTCGGCGAGCCGGGCGCGGGCGGCCGTCTGTTTCTCGCCGAGCGGCAGCACGGCCACGCGCGTGGCGATCCCGCGCCCAGCCAGCCGGCGCGCCGTCTTCATCGCGCCTTGAAGGCCCGCCTCGGAGACCTCGTTGTCCTGGCAGAGGAAGACGGTCCCGACGCCCGCCAGCTTGCCGGCAAGCCGCTCCCAGTCGGCCTCGCGGATCTGCACCGTGACGGGCGAGACGGCTGCGAAGCCATGCTCCATGAGCGAAATGCAGTCGGTGACGCCCTCGGTGATGATGACGCGCTCAGGCCGGGCGAGCAGGATGTCCTCGTTGTAGAGCACGTCGTTGCGGATGCACCCAGCGACGTGGCTGTGGTTGCGGCCGTTGCGGACGGCCAACTTCTTGTACTTCGGCTTCTCCCAATCGGCCTCGGGCGTCCACGGCGTGCGCCGGCCGATCAGGAAGACGACATGGCCGCGGCTCCAGTACGGGAACACGATGCGGCGGTCGAAGAAAGGAGCGAGGCCGTCCTGCGCAGTGGGCCGGAAGGCCGACGTCGCCGCCAGTTCGCGCGGCGTGAAGGCAGAGGGCGAATCCATGAGCAGGCGCGCCGCGCTCGGCGTGCCGTCCTCGGCGTAGCCGATCTTCAGGCGCGTGATCGTCTCCTCGCGGATGCCGTATTTGCCCCGGAACCAGGCGAGCGCTTCGGCGTTGCCCATGAGCCGCTCATGATAGATCCCGGCGAGCGCGGTCAATGCCTCGCGCACGCGCAGGGCGAGGCGGTGCTCGGCCTCGGCCTCTTCCGGCGAACCGGAGGCAAGCTGCGCGAGCGGCGGCAGGCCCGCGCGGGCGGCGAGGAAGTCGCGCGCCTGGCGGTGCGATTCCGGCATCGGACCCGACTGCCCGCGCGTCACACGGCCGAAGCGGACGAACTCGACCAGTTGCAGCACGTCGCCGCCCACGCCGCAGCCGAAGCAGTACCAGCCCTGCTTGTCGAGCATCACGTGGAGCGAGCGGCGCGACTGGCTCTTGTGGTTCGGGCAATCGCAGAACAGCGTCTGCGGGGACTCCTGAACAATGCGGCCGCCCAGCAGTTCGCGCGCGATTGCGCCGATGTCGGCCTCGGTGATCTGGCGATAGTAGGCGTGCACATCCACGGAACCGCTCATGAGCGTGCCTCCGGCTCCAGAAGGAAAGAAAGAAAGGTGTTGCGCCGGTCCGCCTGGCGCTTGGCGGCGCAATTGTCGATGCCCCACCGGTCGCCGAGAATGATCACCGACTCCTTGGCGCGCGTCACCGCCGTGTAGAGCAGGTTGCGGTGATGCATGAAGGCGTGCGACTTGTGGGCGATGACGATGGCGCACGGGAATTCCGAGCCCTGCACCTTGTGCACCGAGCAGGCGTAGGCCAGTTGCAGGCGGCTGGCCGCCTCCGAGCCGGCCTCGATTTCGACCAGGGCGCCGTCGAATTCGACCCGCAGCGCGCCCTGGGCCGAAGTCTCGACGACGCAGCCGATCGCGCCGTTCATGACGCCCAGCTCGTAGTCGTTGCGCGTCTGGATGACCTTGTCGCCGGGATAAAGACCTGGACGCCGGCCAGCATCCACGGGCGCCACTTCCACGCCGCGGAGTTTCCGTTGCAGCACCCGCTGCAGCGCGAGGTTCAGCTCGGCCGTGCCGAGCGGGCCCTTATGCGTGGGCGTCAGCACCTGCACGTCGCGGACGAGGTCGTAGCCGAGCCGCTCGGCCAGCACTTCCTCGAACAGCAGAATGAGCATGCGGCGAACGTCCTCGCGGTCGCTGAAGCGGTCGATGACATACCAGGGCCGGCGTGCGCCGCCGCGCGCGTCCGCGGTCGGCCGCACTTCGCCGGACAGGATCGCGGCTGAGTTCTCCTTGAGCACGCCCGCCTGGCGGATGATCCGCGAAAGGACGGCCGTGGGCACGGCCCGCGATTTCACCAGATCCCGCATCAGGTTGCCCGGGCCCACGGGCGGCAACTGGTTGTGGTCCCCGACCAGCACAACCGAAGTCCTGGCCAGGTCGATGGCCTGAAACAGCCTCCAGGCGAGGGCGACATCGACCATCGAAACCTCATCCAGGACCAGGATGTCGGCCTCGATCGGGTTCTCCTCGTGCTTGGCGTAGCTGTGGCCGTTGAAGCCGAGCAGCCGGTGAATGGTGCTGGCCTCGTGGCCGACGACTTCTTCGAGGCGCTTCGCAGCCTTTCCGGTGGGCGCGGCGAGCACGACCTTCCGTTCGAGCCGTTCGCCGGTGCTCACGATAGTGGACACGGTGTAGGTCTTTCCGCTGCCCGCGCCGCCGGTGATGAGCGAAATCGAATAGGTCAGCGCGTTCCTGACGGCTTCCCGCTGCTCGGGCGTCAGCTCGCCGCCCTCGACGTCGAGCAGCGCCTCGAGATCGGTCACGGCGTGCGGGCTGCGCCGGCGCGATCGCCGGAAGATGGCCGCCAGTTCGGACTCCATGCGGTGGATGCCGGGATTGGCCACCACGAGCCGCTCGAAGGCGTGCGAGACCAGCACGCCCTGGGCAATCAGCTCCTCCAGATGCCGCTCGATCACCTCCCGGCTGTCGAGCGTGTCCATCACCAGCAGCGTGTTGGCGCGGTCGACGAGGTCCTCGTACTCGAGCCAGCAGTGGCCGTCATCGAGCGCATCGAGCACGCAGTACTGAATCCCGGCGCGGATGCGCGAGGGCAGGTCCTTCGGCGCGCCCATCTTCCGCGCGATCTTGTCCACGCGCTTGAAGCCGAAGCCCGGAATCTCCCTCACCAGCACGTAGGGATCGCGCTCCAGGACCGGCACGACCTGGCTGCCGAACTTACCGACCAGCGCCGTGACCTGATGGTGGGTCAAACCGTAGGCGGCAAGGTGCGCCATCGCCTGGTTGAAATCACGATTGGCGATCCAGATCCGGCGCAGTTCGACAATGGTCTCCACCGGAACCTTCGCCACGGCCGCAATGGCCTGGGGGTTGTCCCGGATGGCCGCATCGAAGCCGCTGCCGAAGCCCTCGGCGATCAGCCGCGCCTTGGCCGGGCCGATGCCCTTGACATCGGGATGGTTGGCGAGGAAGCGGGCAAGACCGTCGGGGTCGAGTTCCAGGTCGTGGCCCAGGAACTCGGCCTCGAACTGGCGGCCGTACTTGGGATGCCTCACCCAGCGGCCCTCGAGCCGGACGGCGTCATGCTCGCGGACTTGCACCTTGCCGGCGAATTTCACCTCGCCCCCATCCGCCGTGACCAGGCGGCCGGCGCTGAACGTGGGGCCGGAGTAGAAAACCGCGTCTACGATGCCGCGGACCGATTCGCGCTGATCCGTCATTGCCCCCACCTCTTCCACGCCGCCAGCAGGAAGGCCTGCGTGAAGTGGCAGGCCGCCTGGCGGTTGCCGCAGAACACGACCGGCACGCCATAGTCGAGCAGGATCGAGAGCGTCGAGCCCACGACCGCCGCCGGCCGCGCCTCGCCGCGATAGCGTTTGCCGAGCACGTCCGGGAGTCCGGCTTCGACCACCACGCAGGCGGCGCAGTACCGGCCGAGCTTGCGCAACTCCTCCCGGAAGCGCCGCCTTTGATGGATCACCGTCGAGACGAAATCATCGAGCGTCTTGCGCTCCACGGCCACCTGGTCTTCGAGCCCGCCGATGGAGTAGTCCCCGGCCTTGAGCGCCCGCCGCACGGCGCCCGCCAGCCGGGGATCGAACGAATACGGTTCCTGCTCGCGCGAGTCGATGACGATGGTGGCCCGCGCCGCGTTAGAACGGCACAAGGGCGTCGTCGGCCTCCCGCCGGAACTTGCCCGCGCCCGGGCTGGTCTCGATGCGGCGGTTGAAGTAGATGTTCTCGCTGTCGCCCTTGGTGCGCTTGGTCACCTCGAGCTTCACGTCGAGCAGCCGGTCCAGATGCTTCGGCAAGTCCGAGAGCCGCTCCAGATCGAGCCCGCACAGGTGCAGGTCGGTCTTGACGTACTTGAGCGTGTTCTGTGTGATGACGCTGTTGCGCCACATCAGGCGGTTGGCGAACTTCGGCCCGAGAATCCGCAGCGTCCACTTGATCATCGGGTTTCCCGACGACTGCGCCTCGGTCAGCTCAGCCCTTTCGACCGTGACCTGGTACTTGCCGTCGGGCACGCTCTCGAAATCGCCGCGCTCCTCGGGCTGCTCGGCCCGGAAGCCGTCATCGAACTGCGATAGATCGATCGAATGTCTGCTCATGGTGTCGTCTCCTGTCGGGGGTTACTTGGCCTGCTTGGGGCCCGGCTGCGGTTTGGGCGGCGCGCCGGCCGCCGCCTGGAAGGCTTCCAGAAACTTGCGGTAGTCGAGTTCGATCGTCTCGGGCAGCCGCCCGGTCCGGTCGCCGGCTTCGTAATAGAGGCTCGGCTTGGTGCGGATCACCCGGCGGATCGTCTGCTCGCCGTCCGCGCCGACCGACACATCCAGGTCGCAGTACAGCACCATGTCCACCATGCCGAGCACGATCTTGCGCGCCTTCTCCGGCAGCGTCGGCACGATGCGCGTGTACTTGCCAGTGCGCGTGTCGACCTCGATCTCCCTGGCGTGCGAGATGAGGTAGAGCCCGTAGGGCAGGAACGCAAGCTTCGTCAGCACGCGCTGGAACTCGTTGTTGATGATCGCGTAGCCCTTGCCGTAGGCGAGGTCGGATTCATGCTCCACCTTGTGCTTGCGCAGGATGTAGTCGGTGCAGAACTTGTAGGCGTTGTCGATGGTGTCGATGATGACCGTCTTGAACGGGTGCTTGCCCTCGCCGATCTCGGCGCAGGCGGCCAGCAGATCCTCCCAGGAGAGGATCGGCACCTGGAAGACCTCGAGGGCGTTCAGACCCGGCTCGGTGGCGAAGAAGACGGCGCCGTCGGCCTGCGCGCACGTCTGGCTCTTGCCGATCTTGGTTTGCCCGTACCACAGCACGGTCAGATCCGACAGGCTCGGCTTGGGCGGGGTTTTCGTCGTGGGAAGAATGGGCATCGCGGGTCTCCTTGGGTTCAGAAAGCGGGCTCGGGCGCGCCGGCCGCGATGACGCGGAGTTCCTCGTTCGGCTCGGCGCGCTGATAAAAGTTCTCGATCACGTTGGGATTGCCGTTGGAGCGGCACAACGCGAAGTACGGGCACGGCCTCTGGTAGTTGAAGCAGAAGGATGTGTTCTGGTAGAAGACGCCGCGGCGGCGGGCGTCGAGGAAGGCCTGCGTCAACTCCCAGAGTTCGCTGCGCAACACGTCGAAGCGGTCGCGCGAGAGAATGAGCCGCTCGCGGTGAAACATCGCCGGATCGGCGTACTTCTCGTTGAGGCGCCGCTGGAACTCCTCGTCCGATTCCGGCTCGCGCCGCCGAGCCGCCGTCCTGCCGGTCTTCGACTTGGCGAGCAGCTCCGCACGGCGCGCTTCGAACTCCTCCTCAGTCTCGCCCTTGGACTGCTGCAGCCGCGCCTTGACGAGCACGTTGTAGAGGATGCCGGTGATGGGAAGGCCCATCGTCTGCTCGACGTAGTGGGCGTAGAGCGTGATCTGGAAGTCGGTCCAGAGCCGTTCGAGATAGTCGGAATCGATCTGCGAGGCGGTCTTGTGCTCCAGAATGAAATACTCTTGGCCGGCCCGAATGATCCCATCGACCTTGCCCGCCAGGCGGAAGCTGCGCGAGGCGGCGCCGGTGGCCGGGTTCACGATGGGCCCCTCGAAGACGTGCTCGAGCGCGATGACCTCGAACTCCTCGGCCGGATACCGGGCGGCGTAGCCGCGCATCATGGCCGTGGCCAGGTGCCAGTCGCGCTTCTGATCCTCGTCCTGCGCGCGGGCCGCGCAGCGCCGGTCGATGAGATCGAGCACCCGCGCCAGGTCACGCTCCCGATGCCACAACTCCAGGCACTCGTGGATCAGGGAGCCGAAGTGCAGGTTGCGGTCGCGCTCGATCGGAACCAGATGATCGAGATACCGCAGCTCGGCCGCTTTGCGGCAGTTCCGGAACAGGTTCCACATCGAGTAGGTGGTCACCATGGGCAGGGTGTCGCGCTTCATACCGGCTGCACCTCCCGCGCCAGGGCGACCGCCTCGGCGACCGTCAGGTCGGAGGCTTCGCCGATCACGGCGACGACGCGCTGGCGCAGCGCAAAGACACTGCGACGCTTGCGCTGGTCGGCGGCGATCTGGAGGTCGAGCATCCGCAAGTTGGCATCGAGGTCGGCGACTGTCGCACTGAGCACTGGCACCCACTCACAGTCGCCGTTGAGCGGATTGGACGAATCCACCGGCACGGCGATCATGTTCGGCATGTCGAACTCGGGCAGATCCAGACCGAGTTGCACCCGGGCATCGCCCTCAGTGACCTCGGCCGCGGTCTTCATCACCCGGCGCGCGAGATCGAACAGCTTCTCCCGCGCAAGTTCGCGACCCAATTCGTTGAACAGGTCCCCGTACTGCTCGATCACTGCGTCGACGATGTCCCGGTTCAGAAAGCGCCGTCCCGCCGCGCAAAAACCGGCAACCGTCTCACGGATCGCTTCGTTCAGTTCGGACCGCTTACTGGCTCTCATAGCGTTTGATCTCCTGGTTGATGGCTTCAAGGAATGCAGCCGCTTTGCGACACATGCCCACAAGGTTCATGTCCGGCGTGTCCAGGCTCAGGATGGCGGCGGCGATATCGGCTGCCTGGTAGCTGCACGCTGCGATATCCCGGACCCCGTCCAGCACCGCCATGGCCGCATAGTTCCGCTCGACGATGGGCCGCTGCGACTCCGGCGTGGGCAACTGATAGTTCAGATTGCGGTCGAGAACGGCCATACCGCTCTCGAGCGCTTGACGCCGGGCTTCGGCCGGCGTAGGCAGATCCTTGCGGCGCAGCTTGCGCACAGCCGCCTTCTTCTCGTCCTCCGGCAGCCGGGCGATCTCGCGCTGCGCCTCCGGCGGCTGCTCGGCGATCACGGCCGCGGCGCTGATGGACAGATCGCCCGTATCCATCTGGGCGACCACTTCAGCTACCGCCTTCTCGACCACCTTCTTGGCCAGCTCGTAGGTGGTGTGGCCTCCGAACCCCGCCTTCTTGGCGGCGATGTCGCGGGTCTCAACGCTTGGCGGGACTTCCGCCACATGTGGCGGAAGTCCCCTGTCCGTCCGCTGCCCCTGCCTCTTGCCGATCTCCGCTTCAATCGCCTTCCCGATGGCCACACGCTCGCTCGGTGTGAAGTCCTTCCGAATCTCGTTCTCGGCATACTCGCCCTCGACCATGCTCGGCACTTCGAGCACGATCACCGGGATCGTTTTCCAGCCGAGGATGTCGCGCATGGCCCGGAACCGGCGTTCCCCACAGACGAGCTCGCCGTCCTTGCTCACCACGGGCGGATGGAGCAGACCGACCGTGGAGATACTCGCCGCCACCACCTCCAGATCTCCCAGGTCTTTGCGGTGCCTTTCGCCAAGGCGGATCTGATCGCATGGCATCTCGGCAAAAGCCAGCGCCCGGTTCACCGCGCGCCTCCCCGGCTGGCCAGGACAGCCGGCGTGAGGCCGGCCGCCATGAAGGCGCAGCGCAGTTCGGCAATCCACCGGTAAATGCAGGACCGTGACCGGCCCGACTCCCGGCACACCTCGCCCGGGCTCATCTCCGTCAACTGAATGGCGAGGATGCGAAGATGCTCCGGCAGGCGCGAAAGAACCGTTTGGACGTCGATACGGAGATGAAGTTTTGCCTCCACGTCTGTGGTTGCGCTGCCACAGAGTTCGCACGCCTCGTCGGGAAGTTCGCTGGCGATTTCGGCGCGGAATCCTGCCCTCGCAAGTTTCGCCGCATGGTTGCGAAGAACTCCGAAGACGAAACCGCGCTGATCTCCGCGCGCCGGATCAAACCGGGGTTGCCGGCGGACAAAATCGAGAAGCAGTTCCTGCCGTAGGTCTTCCCAGTCGTCGCGCGTGTAGCCGGTGGCGCCCACGATGCGGCTGGCCCGGATCCCGGCCTGCCTGAGGACAAGGGCGTCGATGGCGGCGGCGCTCATGGCTCCACCTCCGCGGGCATCGCCTCGATCACCATCCGGAAGGGAAGGCCGTGGCGCACCTCGATGCGCTCCACCGTGCCGTTGTTGAACCGCCGGATCTGCTGGATGAACCGCTCGACCTGGCTGCGCAGTTCGAAGTTGCCGAGCCGGACTTCCGGCCGCGGGCCGTCGGCGGCATCGAGTTTCAACTCGAGGAAGACTCGCGGCTCCGGGCTGAACACGGGCTCGCCGTTGCGGATTTCGAGTTCTTCGACGCGTCCGAAGTGGATCGTCTGGAACAGGCGCAGCAGGCGCTGCCAGGAGGGAGAGAGGTCGGCGAACTGCATGGCCTACTCCCCCATCCCGGCGCGGTTGCGCACGAGGAATTCGTCCACGGCGGCGTGAATGCGCGGCGGGCGCGCTCCGCCCGGTTCATACTCCTCGCGCGGGGCGAGACCTTTCAGTTCGCGGAGCAGCCGGACACGGATGCGGTCCAGCCGCTTCATCACCGTCCACACCAGATCGTCATCAAGCTGGTGCAGGGCGGCGGCGCTGCCGATGACAAGCGCCACGTCGGCCAGCGCCTCGCGCACGAGGGATTCCACGTTGGCCGGAGGACCGGCGTTAGCAGCAGCGGCCGCCGGCGGGACCGTTGGGTTGGTGGCAGAGGGTAAGGTGCTCATCGATTGCCTCTGCCCCGATCCGTGGAAAATTCCACGGGAAGGCGGTTTCCCGCCGGCCCGAAATGCTATGTCGTTGGAAACAGGGGAAATTGAGTTGCGAAGATTTTTCGGCGGGCGCGAACGGAGCCGTGGAAAATTCCACGGCGACCCGCTCGGCTACCGGCGGCGCTCCGAGGAGCAGTCGAAAGCGGCGATCCAGGCCCCGGTCGCTTCGCTGAACTGGAGAGGATTGCCGTCCAGGCCGGTCTGCTCACGGAGCCACCGGTTGAGTTTCAGGATGGCCATGTCGTCACCGGCCCGCACGAGCCGCCCGCCCGAACGCAGCAGTTCAACCAGGGTTTGGCCTTCTGGTAACAGCCGGTCTACGTCCCGAGCGAGCCCCAGATCCACCAGCGAATGCTCCTGCCAGAGTGTTTCGTGATGTTCGGCCGTGCCGGTCTCGCCCGTACGGACATCCCGGGAGCGTCGAATCAGATTCGCTTTGACGCCCACAGCAATGCGGCCATCGCGGCGCTCGATGATCTGGTAGCTCATCCACGAACCGTCGGAAGGCAGCGGGAGGTCCGTGTCCCCCGCGCGCCGGATCTTGAAACAGCACGTGTAGGCTTCTTCGTCCGCATCCCAGCGAATCGACTCGCCTTCGGCGGCGAGCAGGCTCCCGAGCCTCTTTCTGAGATTGCTGATCTGCTTGCGAAAACGGTCCTCTCTGGTCATGGGATCCCAGCCCTTGACCTCTTCCATAGTCAGGCGGCCCCTGCGTAGGGCGAAGAGGTGCAGGATCTGATATGGTCTGTCACTTTCTCCCGTTTTCCGCCGGGAATCGGCGAAGCCTGCCTCTTCCGGATCGATCTCCCATGACTGGCCTCGCGCGAGAACCCGCAGCGACGACTCGCCGGGCTCCAGCGTTATCTCCGGCCAAGCAGTCCCTTCCGGGATGGGCAAGCTGCGGATCTTATCCTCTTTGATGGCCCGGTCCCTGGGGAGGGCGTCTTCGATGTAGTCGAGATCCACCGTGAGTCCGTCCTCGCCGAGTTCCACGACTTCAGCCAAGTCGAGGACGGTGAACCGGTCCAGACTGCCGTCATGAAGGGAGGGCTGTCCGGCGAGCAGAATTCCGTCCTTGGCGGCCAGATGTCGCGTGGCGGCGTCCGTGATCCTCGCGTACTCGCCGGCCACGTTCATCGACAGGAACACGTCGCGGAACCGGCCTGCCAGGCGCCGCCGCCCGAGTTTCCACACCTTCCCGGACAAGACCTCTTCAATCGTTCCCGAAAGGGCCATCGCCGCAGCGAGTCCCTTGGCAATCACGCCGCCATCGACGACCCACTGCCGCAGACGGATTTCCGGGACATGCACCGGACCCTCGTCCGGGCAGCGGATGTAGGCTCGCTTGCCCAGAAGGTCTCGCACGCTTGGCTCCCACAGCACGTCTTCACGGTGCATCCCCCCGCAGGCATCACACACCACGGAGGCGGCGAGCGGCCCTTCCCGCAGGATGCCCATCTCCACCAGTTGCTCGAAGCGCTCCCGCGGCCACTCTCGCACTTCGTCGAAGCAGAACACCCGCTCTCCTGAGGCGCACCGGCGCACGACCGCACGCCAGAGTTCAGCCGGAGGCCTCAATCGTCCACTCCTTGAGATATCCCCGAAGAATATCCGCCTCGTCCGAGTCGTCCAGATTGCAGTGCGTCGGCGTGATCTCGAAAGTCAAAGTGCGCTTGCGCTTGCCGGGCGGCTCGAAGATCGCCTGCAGACTCACCTCGCGAATGGTCACGTTCGCCAGCGTTGCCGTCTGCTCGGCCAGGTGCGCCCGGATCAACTCGTACACGGGCTTGTGGGATCGCCCGATATCGACCGTAATCGTTCCGCTATCAGCCCCATGCACATCGAAGCGGAGCGCCTTCACGCGGACAGAGGTGATGTGATGTTCGGGCTTCGTTGGCAACTTGACATAGGAGTTCTTGAAGAGATCGAGATTGTATGGCGCCGGCTTCCACGGCTCGGATTCCTGGGCTTGGCCGAATGCGGCCTCCGTGAAGATGCCCGTCAACTCGTCGCGCACCGCGCGTCCGCCCTGCGCATAGAGATCAATGGTCCCCGCCCCGCCGTCGTAGATGAAGACCACTTCGAAGGCCTTGCTCCAGGGCCGCCGGCCCAGCTCTCCCGATTCGTCGTAGCCAAGAACCTCGTCTTCGTAATCGGCCGGGTAGGCGAAGAACCAGTGGCTGCCGTTGCTGCGCTTCTGGTGCTCGACCTTGCACGGCGAGCCACGGCCATCACGGGCGCGGTAGTAATCTCCGATGCGTGGGCCAAGCTGCTCCCTGGTGGCGTCGGGCGAGGCGAGATCCTGCTTTGGGAAGCCGTTGCGCTTCTCCCACGAGGTGCGCCTCAGACCTTCGATGTGATCGAGAATCCGCGCGGCGTTGAAGACTTTGGGGTGATCGAGATAGCAGGCAAGCGCGCGTTCGTGGGCATTGCCGAGCGCGGCGAGTTCTTCGGCCAGGTCCAGCCCCTGATCCCGCCCGGCTTCGATCAGCGCCCGCGTGCCGCGCGGCGTGGCCAGGCAATGGACCTGGCGCAGGATGCGCCCCACGGCGCGGACGTCGCCGTCGCCCATTGTTTGCCAGCGCTCGAAAATGCGATCGGCGGTTCCTTTGGAGCCGGCATTCCAGTCAAAGTCCGCGAAGCCAGGGTAGGGAGCGAACAACCGGGCCAGTGTTTCGTTGGGGATGAGCCGGAGGACGGCCTTGGCGTTGTACTGCATCACACGAATCCCTCACAGTTGATCAGGGCTCCGCGCGATCAGTACGGCGGTCAGCAGCCGGGGACAACGGCAAGACGAGGCGAGGCCCCACGGTGCCGGAGCCTGAAAAACGCTCTACAAAAACGCTGCTGACTGTGCCATTTTATCATGGCGAAGATTTAGCGAATCCAGTCACAGGATAACGGCTTGATCGGCCTGCAAATCTCAGGCTTGACAGGTTTCGCCTTGTGGATCGTTGTGGAAATCGGCCAACGGTTTCGGATAGACCGTAAGTCGCTGCCACTCCTGTCTTTGCTTGTCCCAGTGCACGATCTTGGCAATTCGCCGCAACGCCGTTTCGCTGAAGGGCGCGCGCCCGCAGTGAGGCGGCAAGCGCAGCACGGCTTCCTGGATATCCGGCGCGAGCCAGACGAGCATCATGATCTGGCTGATCCGCTCCCGGCTCACGCATCCCAGGCGCGCCAAGTCGGCGTAATCGCGCACTTCGCCGCGGTCGATCATCTCCTGAAACTGAAGCGCCAGCGCCAGCACCTGCGCCGCCCGGATCGGTCGGCCAGGCCGGGGCGCCGCCTCGACTCCCGCCGGTGGCTGCCTTTCGGGGCGGCTGATCTGCCGCACCCGATGCGGCAACGTCGTCTTCACCTCGAACCGTGTCATGGTCGCATTCACTGGTTTCGCGTCTCCGCGCAAAGTTGTTTGATCGCCGCCGTGCGGAAGCCCACCGTGACCTCGCCGCTCCAGCCGTCGTAGGTCACCCGGTCGACCAGGGTCTTGACGAACTTCTCCTGCTCGCGCGGCGTCATTTCGGCCCACAGCCGGTCAAACTCGCGCAGCGTCCTCCGCACGTCGGCCACGTTCACGGTCTGGCCCTCCCATGCGGCCAGTTGCTCGCGAACCTCGCGAAGTTGCCGTTCGAGCGCCGACGCCCGCTCCTGCACTTCGGCCATCCGGTCCACGGCGAGCTTGCCGCCCGCCCGCACGAGCCCGGCGAGTTCCTGGCTCAGGCGTTCCAGTTCGCGCTCGATCAGCCGCTTCTCCCGCTCCAGGCTCTCGATATCGGCTACGCGCTGCTCGCCGAGCGACTCCAGGACGTTGTCCACGACAGCAGGGCTCGAGGCGATGCCGCGGATCTGCTCGACGACCGCCTGCTCGATCGCGGGCGCCGACACGCTCCGCGTCGGACACTGGTGGTAGCCCTTCTGGTGCGCGTTCACGCAGACGTAGTAGCGGTAGAGCTTGTGCGGCGTCTTCTGCGTGTAGGTGTGGACCATGCCCGCATCGCAACTCGCGCAGCGCAGGATGCCCTTGAGCAGCGCGCCGTACTTATTGCGCACCTGGCGGCCGCCCGTTCTGCCGTTGTGGCGCAGCCGGTCCTGCACCCGCTGCCAGACGCCGGGATCGACGATGCCCTCGTGCTCGCCTTCGTAGATCTGGCCGCCATGTTCGACCTTGCCGATGTAGACGATGTTCGTCAGCAGGTTGTAGAGACGGTTCTTGGCGAAGGGACCACCGCCAGCCAGGCGGCCTTTGCGCGTCGTCCATTCCTTCATCCGCCAGCCGCGGCGGTTCAGTTCCTCGACGACCGGGATCAGCGATCCGTGCTCCAGGTACAGATCGAAGATGGCCCGCACGCGCGCGGCCTCGTCCTCGTTCACCACCAGCGCGCCGCCCCGCTCGCGGATGTCATAGCCCAGCATCGGAATGCCGCCCACCCACCGGCCTTTGCGCCGCGCCGCCGACATCTTGTCCTTGGTGCGCTCAGCGATCATCTCGCGCTCGAACTGCGCGAAGCTCAGCAGGATATTCAGCGTCAGCCGCCCCAGGGAACTGGTCGTATTGAACTGCTGCGTCACCGAGACGAAACTCGCTCCGTGCTTGTCGAGCACCTCCATGATCCGAGCGAAGTCGAGCAGCGACCGCGTCAGCCGGTCCACCTTGTAGACCATCACGCAATCCACCAGCCCGTCGCGCACGTCCTGAAGCAGCCGCTGCAATGCGGGCCGGTCCATGTTGGCCCCCGTATAGCCGCCATCGTCGTAGTGTTCCGGCAGCGCCACCCAGCCTTCGCCGCGCTGGCTGCGAATGAAGGCTTCGGCGGCGTCGCGCTGGGCGTCGAGCGTGTTGAACTCCTGTTCCAGGCCTTCCTCGGTCGACTTGCGCGTGTAGATCGCGCAGCGAATCGCCGAGCGGCGCGGCATGGCGAGAGATCCGTTACCGGCGGCCATTCTCCTTCTCCGTCAGGCCAAAGAACAGCAGGCCATTCCATTTGGTTCCCGTGATCTCTTGGGCGATCGCGCTCAGCGACGTGTAGCGCCGGTCGTTGTAAGCGAATCGGCCGTCGTCGAGGACCTGGACGACGTGGCTCCGTCCCTTGTACTGCTTCATGATCCAGCCGCCAGGCATGGGCAGCCGCGGATCTCGATCCGGCTCGATCGTGGCCACGGCGGTCTGCTCGGGCGGAAGGCCGGCGTGGCGCTTGCTGGCGTTGGTGACCACGCGGTTCCGCAGCGGCGAGTTCCGCGCGATGCCGCGCGCCAGCTCAAGAAGCCCATCAGGCTGCCAGCCTTCCGCGTCCGCCTGCAATCGCCAGGCGATCTTGCGGAACAGGAACTGCCGGTGCGAGCTCGCCGGCTCCTTGCCGAAGACCTTGCGATGCTCTTCGCGCAACGCCGGCACGTTCATCGCGGCGAGGGTTGCGATCCGGTCCTGGAGCGTCTTCTTCATGCGTCAACCTCACTCACATGAAGGCTCTCCGGGCGCGGTTTATCAAGTTCTCTGTTGACGGATTCGGGCGTGTCTTCGGAGGCCGATTCGATCCTCCGGGCGTGTCGGGAACGCTGGTAGGCGATGGCCAGCAGCCGGGCAATCTCGGCGACAGCATCGCAGGTGGTGCGATCTCGGAAATCCATGGGTGCCGGTCCTTCCGGCCCACAACGGCTTCCGCTTCGCGGCCTGGCGCGCTGTCTGGCTCTGTCAATAGATACTCACGGGAGTTCGAAATTGTCCCGCCGGGCTACGCTCTCAACCTTGGGTGTCCGCACGAGGAACACAATGAGTCTCGAAGAATTGAACAAGGCTCTCCTTCGTCATCGAGCCGGACGCCACGGCGAGCACCGCGTCCACCAGCGCGTCTTCGCTGAACGCCGGTTCCCACTCGTTCATCAACAAGAAGGTAATGGCCGCGTTCGCCGCCACGCGCTTGTTGCCATCGACGAAGGGGTGGTTGCGGCAGATGTGAAACAGGTAGGCGGCGGCCATGGCGGGAATGGAGGTGTGCAGAAACTCGGCTGAAAACGTCGCCTGAGGCTGAGCGATCGCGGATTCGAGCAAGGAGAGATCCCGGACGCCCGAAGCTCCGCCGTAGTAGTCGATCTGTTGCTGGTGGATCTCCAGCACTTCCTCAAGCGACAGGAATAGAGGTAGCACGGTGAAACCGGTCGGGCGCTATTCCGCCAGCCGCTTGAAGGCTTTGCCGTAACGCTTGTGCGCCCACTGCTGGGCGGCGTCGAACTTCTCGCGGCGCGCGGAGGGAGCGGCCGGCGCCACGATCAGCCGCTGCCCGTCCGTGCTGATCTCAAGGGGTGTCTCCACGTCGATCTTCAGCAGGTCAAGAATGGGCCGGTCAATCACCAATGCCAGGCTGTTCCCATGCTTGGTCAGCTTCTTCACCATGGCGGCCTCCGTCAGTCCAATGGTAGCACAATGGTATAACCACTCGGTGTCTCAATGACTCTGGGCGACAGTTCGAAAACCGCCAGACCGGGCTACGCTCTCAACCGGCCTGTCAACAAACGCGGAGCTGTCAACAGAGAAAACGGAGAGTTCGGAGGGTTGAAAGAGGCCAACGGGCTGAACCATGATGGTTCAGCGCGTGGCCCGGTTGGAGGAGTTTCCAACTGGAGAACCGCGCCGAAACGCAAATACTGGCGCATGTTTGGGTTAACGCGCCGGCGCAAACGGCGATGGCGTCAAGCAAAATGGGGCGGCGGGAAGTTACGGTTTTTGGGTGTGGCTCCCCGGCATGGATTCGAACCACGATTCACGGCTCCAAAGGCCGCTGTCCTACCATTAGACGACCGGGGAGTACTGCTTCAGAGCGGGAGGACCGCTCAATCACTAATCTAGCACGCGGCTCTGCGGTTTCAGTTGTCCGCCCGCTGCCCCCGGCAGCCGGACTTGCTGGCATAGGACCTATGCAACCGCAAGCCGCCGATCGCGGAGACGAGGCGCGGATTTCGAGCCCGGACTTCGACGGGATCGACCTACGCCTCATGATCTCGAAAGCCGCTCTCTCTGGATGAATGCACGGGGCGGCACCCCCCTGTGAGGCGGCGCACCGATAGAGAGCGGCGGCGTGGATTGTTGGGGGACTGCGTGAGACGGATGGAGGGAATGGTCGGGGCGAGTGGATTTGAACCACCGACCTCCTGGTCCCGAACCAGGCGCTCTAACCAGGCTGAGCCACGCCCCGAGCCAATCTTCATTGTAAGCGGCGGAGGCAGGCGGCGGCAAATCCGCGGCCGCCGATGCACTCCATCGCGGGGGCGACAAAACGGAGCCGCGGGGGCATTTCCAACCCTCAGGGAGTATCACAGACCGAGCGAAACCCGGTCGCCTGCGGGCACCGCCCCCTTGCAGGGGCGCGTGACGGCACGCTTTGTGCGGCTGCCGCCGTCGGTCGCAGCGTGCAGCCCGCGGCGTTCGTCATGAATCCGCCCGTCGCGCCCTAAGCGGCGCTCCGGCCGGCATCGATGCCGTCGCGGCTTCGATGGGACGGGTTTCGGTTCGTTTCGCAAAATCGCTTTTTCGTGTTTTGGCGGGTGTTGAGGGGCAAGGGTTTGCGGGGTGGGAGGGGGCACGGTTGGGATGCAGCCCTCGGCCAAGGCCGAGGGGAAACCCGGGGGGCAGGGCGGCGGACTGGCCGCGCCTGCGGCGCGAGGGGGGGTGTCGGAAAGGTTGGGGATGTTGTGTTTTTGACCGCTCAGTCGCAGCCCTTCGGGCTGCTCCCTCGCGGCTCCGTTTGGGCGTCCGGTCGCGCCTGCGGCGCG